TTGGAAGAGAAAATCCAAAAGCTCCTATTATTTTGAAAAACTCTGAAAATGGTGCTATGTTATATCTTAAATATGGTGGAAGAATTTAATGCCAGAAGATGATCAACTTCAATCTGTGAAGCTCGAAGTCGGTCTGTTAAAGAAAGAGAACGAGGTAAGAGGTAAACAGATAGAGGCACTTCTTCAAAAACTTGATCTCACCGCAGACAAACTTCAACAACTCACAGTACAGATAATTAAATTGAATACTCGACAGGAGGATCACCTTAGGAATTCTTCTAATATGAGCCAAGAATTTAAAATTTTACACACCAGAATTGGTGATTTACATGATAAAAATTTGGCCATGCAAAAAGAAATAGAAGAACGTATTGATCGTTTAGATCAGTATAAATCTAAATTAATGGGTATGATTATTGTTGTTGGCGGTTTTGTCGGAACAATAATTGCGGCCGCAATAAGTTATATTTTAAAGGACTAATATGAAAACTTTTAAAGAATTAGTTACCGAAATTAAAGAAGCTCTTAAACGGACTGTCGTTTATAGAGCCGGTAAGAAAAAAGTTATTAAGAAAAGTACTAAAGCTGGCTATAAAAATGTAGGTGGTAAAGAAGTGAAAATGAAATCTACTGAAAGACGAGCACGCGAAAAAGCTATGAAAAAAGTTGCTCGTAGATTAGGTGGTAAAAGAAATAGAATGGCTAAAAAACGTTTAAAAACTATGAGAAAACGAGGAAATAGGTAATGAAAACCTTTTCAAGATTCCGCGAAGGTGGATTAGACGATAAACTTGATAAGTACGTTAGTAATGAAATCAAGAAACGGAAACTCGCAAGATTTCCAGTTAACGCTACTGATGACTACCAGATGAAGAAAAAGAAACCTGCGTTTACTTTTCCTTCACCAACTGGTGAAATGATAATTAAGGTATGGTTAAGACCTATGGCGAAACCAGCAAAGAGTCATACAAAAGCATTTAATTACGAATTGGATGATAAATGATAACTTTCAAAAAATATCTCGATGAAAAAAGAGATTATAAAACAGAATATAAGAAGTTTCAATCTTCACCTGAACGAATTAAATATCGTTCAGAATTAAACAAATATAATCGTGAAAAGGGAACTTATGGAAATGGTGATAAAAAAGATGCTTCTCATAAAAATGGCAAAATTGTTGGAATGGAAAATCAAAGTGTTAATAGAGGTAGAGCAGAAAAGAGTAGATTACCGGGATCGAAGAGAATAAAATCTGAAGAAATTAAAGTTCCAATAAAAGTTGGAGATGTTGTTCTTGGAGGAAAATTTAAAAACAAAAGAGTTACAGTAAAGAAAATAGGAAAAAACGAAAAGGGTGATATCACAATTAACGATAAACCAATGTTAAAATTTAGGATAATTCCACAGGATGATTAGTTTAACAGAAATTGCTGCTAGAAATTTTAAAAGAATTCGTGAAGATGAAGAACTTTCAGAGGATGTCCCGTTGAGGGTGGCTGTTAAGGGTGGAGGTTGTGCTGGTTATGAGTATGTACTAGAATTTGGACAACCTACTAAAAGAGATTTATTTTTTGAGTCAGAAGGACTACCTATAGTAATAGATAGAAAAAGTCATTTGATAGTAGATGGTTTAGAGATTGATTGGTCAAGAGATTTATCTGCTCCGGGACCAAGATTTCAAAATCCTAAAGCTCAATCAACGTGTGGTTGTTCTACAAGTTTTTCAATTAAACAAGAGGAAACATTTACACCAGCATGGATAAAATAATATGAAAAAATTTAAAGATTATTTAACTGAATCAGTAATAAGTCAACAAACTGAAACCAGAACACAAATTTTAGTACAATCTGTATATTCAAAATATGCAAGTCATTATAGTAAAAATCAACCAGAAGTTGTGGGTTGGATGGATGGTACTGAAAATGCACTTACAAGAAATACAAAAATATATGAGGCTGGTATTGATACTAATGATTCTGTGTTAGATGTTGGATGTGGTGTAGCACACCTTTATTATTTTTTAGAAAATCAAGGATGGAATGGAAAATATCTTGGTATTGATCCAAATGAAAAAGCTATTCGTTTAGTTGAAGATAAGATTCCTACTATTTGTGGTACAATAGAAGATTTAAAGACTACATTTTACGAAAAATTTGATTGGGTTATAGCTTCTGGTGTTTTTAATATTGGTTTAAAAGAAAACCATGCCAAATGGACTATTAAACAAATGACAAAAAGAGCAAATAAAGGAGTCATATTTAATATGTTAAAACATCCTTATACGGATGAAAATTATACAGCATATAAAACTGAAGAAATTGAGAAATGGTTAAAACAATTTGATCATAGAAAAATTGTAATTGTTGATGGTTATATGCCAGGGGATGAAGAATTTACTGTTTATTTTTATAAGGCGTAAATGGATAAAAAATTTAAACATTACTTAGTAGAATTTGATTCACCACAAATTTATTGTGATATGGATGGTGTATTAGCAGATTTTGAAAAAGGTGTAAGAGATATAATAGGAGGTACATTTAATGATGATAGATGGAGTGAATTACCAGATGATTTTTTTCTACAATTAGAACCAATGCCAGATGCAAAAACTCTTTGGAGTTTTATAGGAAAATATAATCCTTTTATTTTAACTGCGGTTCCTAGATCATCACGGGGCCCAATTTCTAAACGGGCAGCTAAAGATAAAGAAAGATTTATGAAGAGATGGTTTGGTGTTTCTGCTGATAGAATGTATCCTGTCATGAGAAAAAATAAATCGAATTTTGCTAAAGATGGTAGAGATGGAAGACCAAATTTATTAATAGATGATCATTTAAAAAATTGCCAAGAATTCAAAAAAGCAGGAGGTTTAGGAGTACAACATAAAAGTGCTTCAAAAACGATATCAGAGCTAAAAAATATCGGATATAAATGATAGGAGAGATCAATAATGACGGTTGGAAAACTAGTACCATTTATCGATAACAGTTATGTTTCGAATAAATTTATTGATATTGAGTCTGCTCCAAATGATGAATATCTTAGAGGTGATGGAACTTGGCAAACGGCAGCAACTATTGTCGGAACAGGTTTACTTCTAGATACCCTTGGTGATGTTAACCTCACTACTCCCGCAGATGATGACATTCTCACCTACGATTCTGCTTCTTCTAAGTGGATAAATCAAAGTTCTCTAAATCTCACCGATTTAATTTTAACAGGTAATTTAACTGTACAAGGAACCACTACTACTGTAGATAGTACTACAATGACGGTTGTGGATCCTATTATGACTTTACAAACTGTTAGTGGTGGTGGAGCATTAACTACAGATACAAATAAAGATGTTGGCCTAGCACTTCAATATCACACAGGATCGGCTCCAAAAACCGCATTTGTGGGATTAGATGATTCAGAAGGAAAATTAACTTTTATACCAGATGCAACTATAACTTCAGAAGTTGTTTCCGGTACAAAAGGAACTATTGTTGCAAATCTTGAAGGTAATGCGGATACTGTTACTGATGGTGTTTATACTACTGATATTGGATCTACTGTACAGGCTTATGATGCAGAATTGACAGCAATTGCGGGATTGACACCTTTAAATGGTAATATCATTGTTGGTGATGGCTCTACTTGGGTTACCGAATCTGCGGAAACCGCTAGACTTTCATTGGGTTTAGGTTCTATTGCTACACATAGTTTATCAAGTGTATTATCCATGGCCGCAGGTTCTGCCTCGGCAAAATACTCTCCTGCTACTAATAAGATATTAAAATCAGGATTAGGAACAATAGCAACACATAGTTTGTCTAGTGTTCTTGCAATGACTCAGAATCAAACAAGTTATGATTCAAAAACTGAGAAAATTTTAAAAGGGGGACTGGGTACTATTGCATCAAAAGATTTTGCAACAGTAATGATGGCCTTTGATCATAGAACATCATTAAAAGGTTTATCTGATACTGTTATTGATAGTCAAACCCTTGCAGATAATGATTTTCTAATTTTTAATGCTTCTGATAGTAAATGGTATAATCGTTCTGCTTCAACATCTAGAACAAAAATGGGTGTTGCTATAGGAACAGATGTTCAGGCACATGATGTTGCTCTTGATAGTCTTGCTTTAGTAAATTCTTCTACAGGAAATTTTATTGTTGGAGCTGGTGGTGGAGGTTGGACTGCAGAATCTGGTGCAACTGCAAGAGCAAGTTTAGGGTTAGGAAGCATCGCTACAAAAAGTCTAGCTACAGTATTGGCAATGACTCAAGCATCGGGTTCAGCATCGGCCGGTGTTGCAGCATCTTCCGCAATCATTTATATTTTATTGGAAGCTGGTGGTGGACTTGGTGGACAAAAACTAGAAAATGAAGCTGATACTAATAATACTAATTTTATATTAATGCCAGATACGGGTGATACTTATTCGTCTTTTCCTTTAACTTCCCAAGATGTTGGTTCTACAGTACAACCTTATGATGCTACAATACTTGTTGATGCAGATATTGGTTCTACAGTACAACCTTATGATGCTACAATACTTGTTGATGCAGATATTGGTTCTACAGTACAAGCCTATGATGCTGATTTAGCGGTATTTTCTGGATTATCAAATGCAGATTCTAATTTTATTGTTGGCACGGGATCGAGTTGGACAGTAGAATCTGGTGCAACGGCTAGAGCTAGTTTGGGTTTAGGTTCTATTGCTACTCACAGTTTATCAAGTGTATTATCCATGGCCGCAGGTGCTACCAAAAAGGCTTTCAAGATAGGGGTGGATGTACAGGCTTGGGATGCTGAACTTGATGCATTAGCAGCAACAACTTCTGCGGCAGA